GCCGTTCGTGAGGCATTAGAGGCCGGCGTGCCGGGGGACGCGGTCTGGTACGCGTCGAGCCGCATGGTCGCGAACGAAGTCGAGATTTCCCTCACGCCGCCCGTGGCGCTGCTTCTCATCGAACAGCTGCGCGAGATCGCGGGCGAATCGGAAGGGAAGGATTTAGAACTGCTCGTCGCAGCCGCGAAAGCCGTGAAGGCGCTCTTCGACGCGCTCGATCCAGTGTTCAAGCGGAGATAGATACGCGCGAGCTCCCGCGCTAGATCGCCGTTTCGGTCGTGCCGGTCGAGAAAGTGGAAGGATCATAGAGCGCGACTGAGTACGCGCCGACCCAGCCCGCCGATCGGTCGCCGGGCGACTGCCATATTTCGCCGACCTTTCCGTTGAAGTAGCGCGATGAGTTAAACGGATTGCCGCCGATGTTGAAGTCTGCCGTCAGTCCTGCGAAGAACCCAAGGTTGGCCTGTGCTTCGAGTGATCCATTGAGGTACAACTTGGCCCCGTTGGTTCCGTCCGCGATGCGCAGCGCACCGACATATTTCGTATTCGTACTCATCACGGTCGAGCCGATGAGATCGACGCCAGAGAGATTGTAGTTGAGGTACGCGTGCGGCTTTCCGTCTGTCCGTGCAGCAAGCCCCTGCCAGCCGCCACTACCGTTCTGTTGCTCGAATAGGGCCATGAACGCCGGGAACGACGAACCCGTCATGAACAGCACAAGAATCGTTTTCGGATTCGAGGCCCCAGCGTCAAACGTCGCATTGTGCGGGAGCTGAACGTATTGGCTCGAACCCGGGTTGAACGCGGCGCCTCCCGCGATGAGCCCCGACGTTGTGTCGAGCGTCGCGCTGTGATTCGTTGCGTTGATTCCATTCGCCGAACGGTCCGTCAGTTTGATGCCGCCCGCGCCGTTGTCGTCAAAGCCGTGCGCGAAGTCGAACAAGGTTGCTGGGAACGTGGCTGCCGAATCGCTGAGAGATGATGTAATCGCCGGGTCGCCGTACGCGACGAGGTAATCGCGGTTCGTCGTGTGCGACGTCGTCCCAGCTGGCTTGATCGCAAGCACGACATGGCCCGTCGTGGGATCGTACGCGATGAGGGTGAACGTTTCCTCGGCGCTCGCGTCGCCGTTGACGACATGAATATCCGCTCCCGCGCTGTCGATGACGTGGCCACCATTCGACACGCTTTTCATTTCCGGGAACGTCTCGTCGAGGATGAACACGAGATCGTCCGTGCGATCTTCCCCCGCGAGTTTGGTCGCGTCGATGGTGCGCGTGATGAAGAAGCCCGCATTCAGGATGCCGACCGCGACCGATTCCTTTGTCGCCGTCTGATTCGCGAGCAGGCTTTCCTCCTCCTGTGCGGTGTACGCGAACGCCGACGCATACACGGTTTGCCCGGAGGTGAGCGTCGGGCCCGCCATCGTGAATGGTCCCGTCGTTAAGTCCGTTCCGCCCCGTACATCCGTGACCGTTGGCGGCGCGCTCGTGGAGTACGCGACCTTCACGTGCGTGACGTTGGCGCTCGGCACGGCCGTAATGACCGTTGATCCGTCTGCCGCTACGGTGATCGAGAGCGCGACGGTCGGCTGCGTCGAGCCTGAGCTGCCGCCCGTCGTCGATCCAGAACCAGAGCCGGACGATGAACCGCCTTGCGATCCCAGCGCGGCCGTCGCGGACGACGCCGCCGATGTGACCTGCTGCAATCGCTTGACGAAGAAGCTCGTGTAGCGCGCGAGCGGATTTCCGACGATGATGCGTGTTTTCTTCGGCCGCTTGTGGTCGCGGTTGATCTGCGTGATGTGCGCCGTTTCGTTCATCAGTCCGAGCGTCGGCGCGTGCGCGAGAATATCCCCGGACTTTTCGAGCGTGTCGATCACGTCGGCAGTGTCAGGGTTGGCGCGTTGGAGATCGAGCACGTCGACCGCGATCGTCGGCAAGGGCTTCGCGATCAGCGAGAGCGCCTTATTGGTCTCCTGCCAGGCGAAGTTCGCTTGCCCGAATTCGCCGAACGTCGCCAAGTCGTCAACAGGCACGTGCGACTTCGTGATCGCGATGCCGTCGAAGATGAAGGGCGGCACTCCAGCGGTCTCACCCACGAACACGACGAAGAACCCCACGGCGTTCTGCGGGCCGATGCGCTGCACGGTCAAGTCGCGCGCAGTCGTGATGTCGAATCCCGAGATTGGCGCGTCGAACCAACTACCGGACGCCGGCTTGCTGACGTCGCGGCTTGACGCCGCAGTGCTCGTGCTGTCGGGCGGCACCATGTATTGCACGGGGTCCGGCTGATTCCACGTGACGATTTGCCCGGACGCCGTGACGAAGCCCAACCGCATCGAGACCGCGAGATTGCCCGACCACCGTTCGGGGAACATGAGGTGTGCGCGCACGCTGAACCGCTGGCCCGGCGCCGGCGCGCGCCACGGAAAGACGGGTGTGCGGAACTGCCACTGCGCGTTCGCGATCGGCGTGACGAGAATCGAATGCCCGCCGAGCTCCGTGTAGAGCGGGTCCGTCACTTCCGTCATCGTGACGCCCGCGGAGGCCGTGTAGCCATCGGGCGCGCCGCCGGTCCAATTGCGCGCCCACGCGTTCGGGCTCAGGTTCGCGAGCGCCAAGACGTCGCCGCGGTCGATCGTCCCGAACTTGGCGCCCAATCCCCCGACGTTCGCCGGATCGATATACACGGGGTGATCCAAGTAGTACGGGATTTCTCCCACCATTGGCGTATACGACAGCTCGATCGCGAGCGGCGCGCTCGTCGTGGCGGTGAGACTCGTCGCGTCGTCGACCGTCACCGTCGCTGCGGTGGCGTCGGAATCCGTCACGGTCCCGGTCAGATTGGCCGCGACCGGCCGGAAGAATTGCAGCGGGACCACCGACAAGCCCTGCACGAACGTCGGCCCCTTGCCGCGAATCTCCACGACAAGCGTCGAGGCGTCGATGATGGACGTGACCGTCATCGGCGGCAGTGAGGGGCTTTGGCCGCCCAGCCCGCGCCATGCCGAGATATCGCCGCTCACGCACCAGTCCCCGACTGCGAGCCCGGAGGTATCGGCGCCGCTTCCCGTATCGAGCACCACCGTGAACGTCGGCCAGGTGTTGGAGCCCAGCGTCGAGAAGTCGCCGACTGACGTCTGCACGAAGTTCGAGAACGCCGCATCGTCGCCGACGTACTGATCATCTGCGGTCAGCACGCCCGCTTTCGCGAGCGTCAAGACGTTCGACGCTTTGCCGGTCGCGAGGAGCGGCAGCACGTAGCCCCGCGAGAGCGTCGACAGATCGCCCGCGGGCCCTTGCGCGATCGGATCGAGCGCGGCCGCGGAGGTGCGGAACTGGACGTATTCGCCGACCGCAATGCCGGGGTCGCCCGTGATCGTGACGGTTGATGGCGACGCCATGGAGTCCGTGATGGCGTACGCTTTCGCGGTCGATTCCCGATAGAGGTACCACGTTTCCCCCGTGGCGTTGTTGAACTGGTCGTCGAACTTCACCGGCGGTGCGCCGCCAGCAGGATCGGCGAGCGTGAGCGTGCCGGACGCGTTCCCTGTGACTTTCCACCGCGCGTTCCCGAGATACGTCGGCAGGCCGCCGATGCGCGCGCAGAGCGGGCAGATGCGCGTCGCGCGGTCCGTGACGTCGAGCGTGTACTCGAGCGACGTGAGGTTCCGGCCGAACCGGAGCGCGACGGCCATGTTAGATAATCCTCATGCTTGGCATCATGCGGTCTTCACGGTGAGGTCGTACGACGTCGAGCCGTTGCGTTCGAGGCTGAATCGGTACGGCACGCCCGCCTTCGCTTCCGCCGCCGCGATCGTGAGGTCGATAAACTGCTTCGCGGTCGCGAACGACCACGAGACCGCCACTTCCACCGTGGGGACAATCGTGCCTAAGCCCAAGAACGGGAGCCGCGCATTCACCTTGGGGTTGTCGAGCACGTACGTCTGCCAGAGATCCGTGAGCGTGCCGGTCGCGCTGACTTCGAGCAACGGATCGCCCGCGGGGTCAGTCGTCTGCCACTCGGGGACGAAGCCGTGCTCGGCGAGTAGGTACGAGACCGGGCCACACGTGACGGTGACGAGACCACCCCGGGCCCGGCGTTTCGTCACCTTGCGCACAATCCATTCTTCGTAATCGGTATCGGAGCGCCACAAGCGCGTGACGTGGCCTTCCTTCACGACTTGGGCGGCGTCCGCTGAGGGCGGCATGGTGTACACGAGCGATTGTTCCGCGTCTTCCGCTTCGGTCGACTCGGCGGTATGCCAGGGCCAGACAAATCCGCCCGTCGACAAGCGGACACCCCCGTTGCAACCGAGGGCGGTGTAGAGCTCTGGGCGAGGAATCGCGCGCGTCATCGGGGTATTCGGCTGTATTCGACTATGGCGGTTATTCGGTCGCGAATTGCGCCAAGATCGCGTCCACGTATTTGTACTTCACGACGCGCCGAAAGTCGCCAGCGCGCCGAATGACGAGATACGGGGTTGGTGCCCCTGTGCCTTTGAACACGGCTTGCAACGCGGAGCGCGTGAGCACGGCACCATCGATCCGAAAGAGCCACGTGCCGTTCGGCTTTTGGTCTCCGGTCGGCGTATCGACCCCGATGTGCGTCGCCGTGCCGACGAATGTCGGATCGGCCGGCTCGTCGGAATCCAGACCGGCCGCGAGAAAGACATCAATCTCGCCATCCGTCACGGGCGCGAGCTCCGCCGTGGCAGGGTCTACATCTTCAACGAACATCGTGTAATTCAGGTCGCAGTCGGGCGACAGGTCGAGCGGTTTTGGCGTCGTACTCATGCGAGTGCCTCAGCGTCAATGTCCGTGGTGACGGGCGTCATCGGGTTGGATGCAACAATAGCATCGAGTACGTTCGGCGGGGTAATGCCGCGCGCCTCGAGTGCGACCGCGATCGCGTGAATGGGTTGCTCGGCGCCGACGTCCGTGATCGACAGGGCCGGTGCAACGGCGGTGACGGGATTCATCGGCGCAACGATCGTGAGCGCGAGACCTGGCGCGATCGCGCGCGCGCGACTGATCACGATCGCCTGAACCGTGCGTCGCGATTCGTCGCTGATCACGAGAATGGCCGCGACGCCGGCGAGCCCTTCGGCGTCGGTCGCGAGTTGCGCCGCAATGCCCAGGAGCCATTCGTCCGCGACATCCGACGTCGAGAGGACGGCGATAAGCGATTCGTCCGCGGTCGCGCGCGTCACCGAAACGACACTCGCCGATTCATCGGCCGCGAGGATCGTCGCAGCGAGTCCCAGCAGGAATTCCACGGCCGCGGTATCGGTTTGCTCGACGCGCGCGAGCCATTCATCCGTGAGACTACCGGACTGCGCGGCCGTCGTCAGGGACTCGTCGGCCGAGGCTTTCGGCGTCGCGACGCCGGCGATTACTTCATCGGCGCCTGCGCCTGCGCTTTCGACGCCCGTGAGGGATTCCGTCGTCGTGCTTTGGGTCTGTGTGACTTCCGCCGCGACCGTCGATTCGTCCGGAACGACCAGCGACGACGCCAAGCCCACCAGGGACTCGGCGGCGGCTCCCGTCGCGAGTTCGAGCGCGATGACAGATTCTGTGCCGGTGGCCAGACTCTGTTCGACTGCGACGCCGGCCTGCGACTCGTCCCCTGTGACGAGGGTCGACGCCACGCCGAGCAGGTTCTCGTCGGGTGCGAGCGCGTTGGCATCGAGCCCCGTAAGGACTTCGTCGCCCGCGAGCGTAGCGGCTTCAATCGTGATGAGCGATTCGTCGCCAGTTGTCGCGGATTGCGTGACGGCGCCGGCCGGCTCGTCCGCGAGCACGTCGACGGCTTCGATGCCCGCCAGGGCTTCGCCGTCGAGCGCGTCAGGGGCGGCCACGCCGAGCAAGGATTCGTCGGCGGCGCTGCCGATCGCGTCGAGTCCGATCAGCGCCTCGTCCGGGACGCTAACGCTTTGCGCGACGGTGCCCGCCGATTCATTTCCGGTGAGATCGCTCGCCGCCATACCCGTTAGGGTCTCGTCGGCAATCGCATCGGTGTTCGCGATGCCCAGCAGCTGCTCATCGGCCGTGCCGACTGATTGCGTCGAGCCGATGAGGCTTTCGTCGGCGCCACCGCTCGTCTGCTGGGCAGGTATCGTGGACTCGCCCGCGAGCCCATCCGAAACCGCGAGCGCGAGCAACGATTCGTCCGCTGGGGCGAGCGACGCCGCGAGCCCGAGCGTGGTCTCGTCACCGATGGCTTTCGTTTGAGAGACCGCGCCCGTGGACTCGCCTGCGATGCTATCCGTCGTCGTCGCGATACCGACGAGGCTGACGTCGCCCGAGGCTTGCACTTGCGCGACGCCGACGAGGGATTCCGAACCGGTGCCCTGCGAGGCGTCTACAGTAGTGCCGCCGCCGTACGTGATGAGACTGCCGTTCGCGATGACGAATGTTGACGGGTTCGCGATCGAGTTCCACTCGGCGTAATCCCAGTCGCCCGACGCGTCGCGGAAGTCGGAGATGAAGACCGTATCGATGGTGCCTTGGAACGTGTTCGGCCCAAGCCCCTCACCGCCGTCGCCGATCAGAACATCTTGCGCCGTGTCGCGCAACTGCGCGAACGCTCCCACCGGACCGAAATCGCTATCATCAACGCGCGTCCCATCGACGAAAATCCGCACCGCACTCGTTGACGGTCCGCCGTCGTACTCCATTGAGACGCGGTGGAGCGCGCCCGTCGTATAGCTCGATGATGGTGCCGTGCGGCCCTGATACGCGTTGCCGTTACTATCGTAGACCCACGCGTAGATCTTGTCGTCGCTGAAAAAGCCGAGGATGTACTCGTGGCCAGCCGCGCCGTACTTGTGGATGATGCCGTCGCCGGTGCGGCCCGTGCTCGTCCGGTTGACGCTCGCCGCGAGCCGAATCCCCGCGCCGGGCCGCGATAAGGTGGCATCGTCCGGCACGGTGATCTTATCGCCCGATCCGTTCAGGCTGACGGCCTTGTAGACCGAGCCTGTCGCCAGCGTCCCGCTGACGCTCGACGCATCATTGCCGTTCGCCGAGAGATCGGCGCCGCTGATCCCGCCAGCACCGTCGTCCTCGACGAGCGCAGCGACGGCGAACGACGTGTCCATGTCGCCCGACATCGACACCGTGATCGCCGCGTCGCCAAAGGCGATGTGAAACGGGACGTCGGCAGCGGCGGTAATGTCGGCTTGTACCAGCGCGATGACCTGTCCGGTCGTCCCATCCCATTTCAGCAGTCGGAACGACCATTCCGTCGCGGCATCATCGGACGTGAAATGAATGTCGTTCCCGTCGACAACATTGCCGCCGTTCGAGACCGACTTGAGCTCGTCCGCGGTCTTGTTGAAGACAAACCAGAAGCCCGTGAGATCGGCGCTCCCGGTGCGGAGCATCGTGTGGTCGATCTTAAAGGGGAGGGCGTAGCCTGAGCCACCGCCCCCACCACCACCGCCACCGCTGAGTAAGAGGAGGAGCGACACTTAACGCGTCCTCACCACCGTCAGCCGGACCCGCACGCGCTCAGCGGAAACGGCCCGGTGAGCGTGTACGTGATCGTCACGCGGCCCGCCGCGCCACTCCCGCCGGTCCGCGTGCCGCTCGACGTGCGGAGCCCGCCCCCACCACCGCCGCCCGGGCCCGTGCCGCCCGTGCCATTGCCCTGTGGTGAGGATTTCCCCGCGCCGCCGTCGCCGCCATCGGCATTCGCGCCCGATCCGGCCGCCGCGCCAGACCCTGCGGCGCCGGTCGTCGTTACACCGCCCGCTTCGCCGCCACCACCGCCGAAGGAGCCGACCGTGCCGACGCCGCCATCGCCACCGGAGTGCAAGACGTCGCCAGTGACGCCAGCGCCCCCGGTCCCTTTTGCACCCGTGGTGTTATTGCCGGCGACGCCCGGCGCCGCGCGACACACGACGGTCGAGCCGTCGAGCGCCAAGAACGCGGTATCCGCGCCGCCCGTGTTGAAGGCGATCGTGTAGATCCCGTGCGGAATGACGGTGAACGTGTTCTTCTTGGCATAGCCGCCACCACCACCGCCACCGCCGGCGCCGTTGCTGTTGTTCGGGGAGCCGCCGTCGCCGCCCTTGCCCCAACACTCGATTTGCACGGACGTCACGCCCGAGGGCGCGAGCCACGTCGCGTTGGTCGGCCCGTCGAACGTCGCCGTCGCCATGCGATCCTCCGGCTATTTGTAGGCGACGTTGATCGTGACGCCGTTGGTGTTCGCGGTGTTCCCGCCGCGCGTCGTCGTCGCGGCCACGGTGATGCCGTTGGCCATGTTCATCCCGCAGTCGGCAGGGATCACCATGGCCGACAGCGGCGGAATCTCGAGCGTCCAATCTGGAACGGTGGTACCGACAGTCACCGAGGCGGACGCGGCGTCGAATATCTGGACGAAATTGACCGTCGTGTCTTCGTTGGTGATGATCATCGGTCCGAGCACGCCGGCCGAACCCTTGACCTGGGCTTTCGTCGCCTTGAGCGCGGCGTTCGAGTTGTTCCACTTCGTCCAGCCACCGGTCGTCGAGGGCGTGGGCGTGACGAACACCGGCGCGCCCACGGCGGCCGATACGGGCTGCGTGACGGCCGAGCCGTCGACTTTGAGCGCGTTGGTGAGCTGCGGCTGGTCCGTCGCGAGGACGACGCGAACGGTCTGCGCGGATTTGTTGCCCGAGTTGCCGTCGACCGCCGTGCCGCCAATCTCCAAGTTGGCCCGCGTGTACAGTCGGCCATCCTTGATTTGCAGAAACTCGTAATCGCCGTCGGAGCCGGACGTATCGGCCGGCGTTGCTTTCCGGACCGCCAAGACGGCCGCGCCGACATCGCCATCAGAAGACGCGCCGTCTTCCGCCTTGCCGATGCCGAGTGCGCCCGCGCCGTGCCGCACCTGCAGGACTTGGCTGCCACTCTCGTCCCAATACATCAGCGCGCGGACCAATCCCGGTATCGCCGTCGCCGTAATCGTCAGGGCCGCCGTACCGCTCGTGATTGTGCTCGTCAGGATGACGGCGAACTTGTCGAACGCCGCGACATCGACCAAAAACATCCACGTCGCCGATGCGATCGTCGTCCCGGAAATGCTTTGGTAGACAAACGACGCGGCGGGGCCGGCCCCGGGGAAATCGGCCGCCACCGACTCCCGGATCGCCGTCGCCGCACACCAGGTCGTCCCGTTGTCGTTCGATTTCTGAAAACTTATTAACCCGCCGTTGAGGCTCGAGCCCGTGATGACGACGACGACGGTCGCCATCCCGTTCGTACTGATCTGTGCCCGCGTGTTGGCGCTCGTCGCGTTGGACCACGAGGCCGTTACGGCCGTCGGCCAGCCGCCCTTGACGGGGAGCGGGTTCGTGTCCGACATCAGCGCTTCAGTCCCTGTGCCAATGCCAACATCGAGCCCGACAATCTGCGTCTTGACGCCTGCGCGATCCTTGTCGCGGATCGTGTCAGAGCCGCCCTGTGAACTGTTGTCAGCCATGAACGAAGTCGCTCCCGTATGTCATCCGTACGTCATCCGTTGGACTATGTCATCCGTTGGGCTGAACGGTCGCCTTGGTGAAGTACGGCGCGGTGTAGCGCATGGTGCGCCCGCACGTCGGACAGGTGACTTCGTGCGATTGCCCATCGAACGGCCCCGCGACGATGAGATCGTTGATGTTGTGGCCGCACGCGTACTGCCCGGCGTTCGGGTGGCCCGCCGGATGGCGATAGGAGGCGTCGTCCATCGCCGACGCCTCCTCATGGCGACCCTCAGCGAGCAGCGCGCGCGCGGCCGTGCGTTCAGCGTCACGCGGCACGCCTTTGCACGTGCGGCCGGTGGAGCGCACGACCGCTTCCGCTTCGGCGCGGGTCGTCACCTGCTCCGGATGTGCCGCGAGCTCCATGGCGCGCTCGCGCGTGATTGGTTCAGTGGGTTTCGTCATAGTGATGTGTCCTGAGTCAAGAGGTCACGTGCTCGAGCCCGAGAGTTTGGTCGTGTAAGTCGATTTCGTGGCCGCCGCGCCGCTCGCGAGCGTTTGCTGAATCCAGACGCCGATCGCTGAGCCGGCCGCGAGATTGGCGCCTGGTACCGTGAGCGCGACCCCGTCGTCCGAGTACGTGACGCTCCCGGGTGCGGTGAGCCTGTTCGCGACGGACACGGACGCGTCGACGGCCGTGTCGAGACCGATCTGGATATTCGAGGCGGCATCGGTCGTCAGCGTGACTGCGGCCGACAGGAGCGACAGCGTGCCGTGCGCGTTCTTCCAGAAGATCTTTTCGTAGCGCGTCTTCCCCGTCGACGGATCGCTCGACGCGTTCTGAAAACTGATATGCCGGGTCGTTTCGTTCGGCAGAATCGTCGCGCGCGTCGTACCGCCCGAGCCCTGACGGAACGTGACGGTCCGCGTGCCGCTCGTCGCCGAGGCGACAATCTTCTGAATCCGCTCCCACGTCTTGGCGCCGACGACTTCCGTCGTGCCGTTGAGCGTGAGGACTTCGGTATCGACGGCGCCTGTCGCGAGGCGGCCGGTCACGGTCACCGTGCGCGTATCGGCCCCATCCGACACAACGGCGGCGACGGCGTTGGCGGAGAATTGGGTGAGGTCCGGCCGCGACGTGGTTGAGATCGCGCCGCCCGACGTCGAGGCGTCATCGCTCGGCACGTTCGCCGAGTCCATGCAGAGGAGGTCGCTCGAAGCAATCGACATATCAGGTCTCCGTTATGGTTTCTTCACTTTGATGCGCGTCGTACTGGTTGGTCCTTTCCCCGGTGGCGACGCCGTGGCCGGGACGACGACCCGACGTCCGTTCTCGCCGATGACTTCCGGTCGCATCGCCGCGCGCCGCATGGCCGTAGTCGGGGCCGCAGTCGGGGCGCGCGCTGGCACCGACGCAGCACCCGAGCGCGACGCGGCCCGCGGGCGCGATTGGGCGACGAGCGGCGCGTTAGCGCCTGCACTGGCCCCCGCGCGCCATGCGAGATAACTAAAGCTGTCGCGATACGCTTGGCTGAACTGCTTGCCCTGAAATGGATCGCCCGCGCGCACCCCGGCATTGAAGACCGAGTCGCCGACGGTGCGGTATTTCGGATCGCCCGTTTGCTTGTAGACCCAGCCGTACAGCGGTGCGATCAGGAGGTTCAAATCTGGCGCTGCCCCGGTATCGCCCGTGCCATCGTTCGCCACGCGATCCGTGTACATGAACGATTGATCGGCCGTGAGCCAGAATTTCGGGAACATCGAATCCGCCGCCATCTTGACCGCGGCGGGAATCCGCGGGTCGGGGGTGTGCTCGTACGCGGTGATTAGCGCTTCGCAGGTGAGCGCGACCATGAAGGGCCGGAGATAATCGGCCGTCTTGCTCACGAACCACTGATCGATATGCCCCAGCGCCAGTTCGGTCTCGATCTCGATATCGCTCGGAGAGACCGCAATGCCCGCGTCCTTCGACAAGAGCAGATTGCGGAGACCGTACGCGGTTTCGCGCGAGTAGGCCCATGAGGCCATCCATTTCGTGTACGTCTTGCTCGAATGCTGCACGAGGACGTTCATGGCCTGCGTGTCGGCCGCGACGTGATTCCGCGCGAAGTCCCACGCCAGCCCATCCGGGAACACGCGATAGCCCGGCACGCCGTTCGACGCGATCACGTAGCCGTCGCGGTAGGTCGTGAGGACCATCTGCGCGCAGCGGTTCCAGCTGGTGTCGCGCGTGTAGTCGCCGATTTGGAAATAGACCTTCGTGCCGTCGTAGTAGTAGACCGAGCCGTCCCAGATGGCGATGTACTGCGGGTCGCACCAGCGTTTCCCCTGGGTGACCATGATCGATTCCCACTGCGCGAGCGTCGCAATCGGCGCGGGCGTCGTGTACGGCTGGGCCGCGATCGCGCTCGGCATCGCTTGCACCGCCAGCGTGATCGTTTTGCTCACCGTGTTCGCCGCGGCGTCCGTCACGGCGAGCGTGACGCTGTACTTCCCCGGCACCGTCGAGGCACTGACGGAGAGTTTGAGCGCGCCTTCCGCGCCGGAGTAAAACGTCCAGAGCCCATCGCTCGGCACGCCGCAGCACCCTTCCTCGATCACGGACGCCGTGACGCCAGCGGGAAGCCCGGAGACGCGCAGCACGCCGCTAAACCCGATGACGTGCGCGGTATCGGCGAATGAGAGGTAGGTGTTCCGCCCCACGGTCGCCGTGGACGAGCCGATGATCGCCAATGGCTTGCCGGTCGGCGTCGGCGTAGGAGTCGGCGTAGGAGTCGGCGTAGGAGTAGGAGTCGGATTGGGCGGCACAGGCGCAGGCGCGACGAGCGCGTCGGACGCCTGCTTGAGCCGGAGCGTATCCATGGGACAGACGTATTTGACTGCGTTTTTCGTTTTGCAGTACTGCCGAAGGTCCACGCGCGCCGAGTCGATCTTCGCGCGCGCGACATCGGGCTGCTGGGCGGCAACAGGCGTGAGCGGTGGCGCACAGGCGGCGAGTACGAGGATGAGAGCGAGCGAGCGTGTTCGTGTCATGGGATGACCACTCCTGTGGTGGCAGAAAGCACGGCGGCGAGATCAGCGCCCGCGCCGGACGGCGCTTGGGCGGGCGACGACACGAGCGTCGTCGTCGCGGGATACGTCCAACTGTTCGCGGAGGTGTGGACGAGCACGTTGTGCGCGAACGTGTAGGGAGTCGTCAGGTAGTCGAGCGCCGCGTTCCCGAATCCCGGCGCGCCGTCGCCCCCAATGCCGTACTCGCCTTCCGACACGAGATTCGACTGGTAGTCGAACCGCTCGATGCCGGGCGCTGGTCCCGGATCGGCCCAGAGTGTGATGAACTGCCCGAGATTCTGGCCCAGCATCGTGTTCCCGCGCACGATGAGATCGGTGACGCCTTTCGAGACACCGCCTGTCGAGAGCATCCGGCCTGCGCCGACAAAGGGGGCGACGTTCACGGAATCGACGTAATTGCCTTCGATGGTCACGCGCGCCGTACGCTCGGTCGGATAGGCGAGCGGGTACTGGCCTTCGCGCGACGTGACGCTGAATCCCGCGCCGATGTGCGTCACGCGGTTCGCGCGGATCGTCACGTCATCAGTGTTCATGCCGTGGAACGGCGCGTCCGTGGACGACTTGACGACGAACGCGAACCCCGTCTGGGCGTCGGTCCACGAGCCGTCCAACACATTCGCCTCGACGAGGCAGCGATGACACGTCTTGAGCTCGAGCAGGTTCTTCTTACTCCACACGCCTTTCCACGCGATCGGCGTCAGGATGTGGTTGCGTCGAATGGTCACATCGGATGCGACCAACCCCTCTGCGGCCGGTGCCGCGCCGCCGAGCATCACATTCTCGCCCGCGCCTTCGAGCGTGTTGTTCTCGATGAGATACGGACCGGTGCCGGACCAGCCGCCGATGGCTTGGCTGTCGTAGCCCTTCCCGTGACAGTCGCCGAGATACGAGTCCACGATGGCGACCGAGGCGGCGTTGAGCGCCACACACCGCTGCATCTCACCCGTTGCCGAGCCGTGGATATACGACTGCGCGACGATGAGCCGCGCCGGGAGCGTTGGACTTTGGCCGTCGCCCAGCTCGACGAGCGCGTAGGTCTGCGTGACGCTCGGCGCGGTCGTGAACTCCACCCCGCGAAGGACGTAGCCGGACGCGCCCGGCGCGATCGTCAACGCGGGTTGCCCGTTGAGCGGCGTCACAATTCTCGGCAATACCGCGGAGCGGGCGATGCGCGTGCCTTCGCTCGGCAGCGCGCCCGACGAGCGAATCACGAGCCAGCCGGTATCGCCGCTCGCACGAACGGGCAAGCGGATCGGCGCGTAGGTCGCGCCAGCCGTGAGGCACACCACCGAACCGCCGCGCGCGTTGGCAATTGCTGCGTTGGCGTCGCCGCTCGGCACGGTGACGGTGCAGGGCTTCGCAGGGTAGGGGTCCCGGCTCGGCGGCACGACGCGCGGCAGCTCGGCGACGGTGGCGACGCCGGTCGATGGAGTCGGCGATGGAGCTGGTGATGGAGAGGGTGATGGAGCGGGCGCTACGACGAGCCGTTTCGCCAATGTCGTATCGTCGCAGAGATAGCTGTACTTCTTACCCGTCGTCGTGGCGCAGAAGCGGCGCAAATCCTTGAGGATCGTTGCCGAGCTCGTATCGGTCTGCGCCGAGAGCGGAATGGCGAGAAAGGCAAACAGCGCGGCGCCGAGCACGTATCTGACCGTGCGCATCATGGACGGGCTCATGGCAACACCCCTGAGAACTGCGAGCGATGCGTGACCACGTAGGCGCCGGCGCTCGCGACGACCACGCCAACAACGAAGGAGGTTTTTCGGGACGGGCAACCGAGCGTCCAGAGGATTCGGCACGGCGGCGAGGCCTGCCGGAGATCGCGCGCGAGTCGTTGGTTCAAGTCGTCGGACGCCACCAGCCGCCGCTCGGCAGACTCGGCGCGCGCATCCGCCGCACTCCGCGCGACGGAATCCGCCGTCGCCGCCCGATGCAGCGCGATATTCGCGGCGCGGAGCGAGTCGCCTTCATGCCGTTCGACCGTGGCGATGGCGTACCACGCCGTCACGGTATCGCCTTGTGCGATGGCGGCCGCCTGCCAGCGGTTCGCGAGGTCGCGCAACGAATCCGCCGCGTGCTCGGCGCGGGTCGCTCTCACGCGATCCTCGCGCGATTGGCGCACGAAGGTGGTTTCCCGAAGGACGAGCGTGTCGCGTTTCGCCTGATAGTCGGGCTTGGAGGCGGCGAGCGAATCGAGCGACGTTTGCTCGGCGGGTGGGAGCGGCGTCGGCTCGTGGCGGCAGAACGCGAACACGCCAAGGATGACGACCGCCGCGACGATCGCCCCAATGATTGTCGCCGTGCGGCGGCTCATCATCCCTGGGATCTCGCTCACGCGGCGTGCACCTCGCGCCACACCGCTTGCAGACCACCCGCCTCCAATAGTTCCCACGCACGCGACGACGGCGACTGGCGCATCGGCGGTCCCCATTGGATATGTGGCTTGTCAGGAAAGCGCGGCCATGCCCCGCCCCACGCGAGCCCATGCTCGATCGCGGTCGCTCCGAGCGTCTTCCAAAATGTCGACGGCGCGTCCCAACCCCGATGTCGATCGACGATATCGACGGCGAGGCCGAAGCGGTGCCAGCTCCATCGGCCGTCCGGCGCGTTGGTCACCACGCCCCGGCCATCGTCGTAGTCGCGGCCAAACCCAAAGAGCCATGCCTGCCGCTCGTCGGACCGGCACGCCTCCGCAATCACGGGTTCAAGTCCCAGCTCCTGCATCGATCTGATGACCGCCGCGACGCGATCCGCGAAGCGCGGCGCGAGACACGTGATGCTCTTGTTCGCGGGCGGCTCCGGCGGCGGCGGCGGGAGTTTGAGCGTCAGCGCCGTCATCCCTGCGGCCCTCCGGGCACGCCCGGCGGCGGTTCGTTCGGCGGGCTGTTCTGCGCCGCTGGCGGATCGCCAGCCCGTCGCCCGCCGATCACCGGGAGCGAACTATTGCCGATGATCACCGTGAGCTGATAGAGCGGATTCAGGACGAAATGCCCGAAGGCGACCACGATGCCCAGCACGAAGACGCCCAGGCCGATCGAGAGATGGATGGTGTGGGGCATCTGCTTGTTCGCGACGGCGGTGTAGACGTCGATCGCGTCGAACGCGATGCCGGCGAGTGCCAAGAGCACGCCCGCGATGACGGCGGCGACAATCGCCCACGGCGAGAGGCCGGCTTTCATCACCGTCGTGCCGTTGGGCTTCGTCACTTCCTGTTTCACAATGAGTGGCGCCATAAGTCCTGAGTCCTTAGTTCGGGTCTTCTTGCGTCTCCGCGAGCGCTTTCCAGATGCCGTCGTCGAAGCGTTTATCGGCGCCCGACACCCGTGCGATATCGGCCAACGCTTTGAGCGTCAGGAATTGCTGGCGTTTGATGAGTCGGAGCTGTGCGCGGTTTTCTTCGTGGCGCTCGTCGCTGTCGCGCCGCATCGCTTCGAGCGAATCGCGAAACGCCCGCTCGGCCCGCATCGCTTCGGCGGTGATGGTGTTCCGGTGGCCCGCGAGCGCGTCGGCGTGGAGCTTGAGCTCCGACTCGACTTTCTCTTTGTGGGCTTCGAGCGCTTTGTCGTTCAGGATGAGCTTCGTCCGGAACGTCGTCACGGCGCCCAAGAATCCCAGCACGGCCCCGCCCAATGCGCTCGCGGCCCACTCGGCCATGCGCATGAACGAGTTATCGGACGGCGGCGACTGCAGGAACAGCACGCGCTTATCCGACGCGCGCACTGGTCAGCGCTGGAAAGAGAAGCGTCAGCAACCACACCACGGCGACGAGGACAACGATCGCGAGCGCGGGTGTCTTGAACGGCGCGGGCATGTACGTCGCGATGAGCCAGCAGACGAACACGATCAGCACGATGGTGAGCAAGATTCCGATGATCGACATAGCGCCTCCGGTTAAAGCCAATTGTTCGTATGGACGGACGACGCTGTCCCCGATGACCAGCGGATCGTCGGCAGGTTTGTATTGCGGTCGCCGTCACGCGGGTCGTAGCAGAAGAAGTCGCCGGCGGTCAGGTATTCGTCGTGCCGGACGCCATCGACGGTGATCGTGCGATTCCCGTGGTCGACCACGACCGTCGTGGGCGAGCCGGGGAACGTGACGGTCGGCGTGCCTTTGGTGTTGCCGTCCTTGTCCTTGTACGTCTCAGTCAGCGGCGACGTCGGGGTCGTGTGCGTGATGACGGGCCACGAGCGCCACGTGCCGAGTGGGATGTCGCGATCGACGCCCGCTGAGCCGGTGATGGGCGTTGCCGCCGATGTATCGCGCGCGATCGGATCGACGCAGCGGACGGTGAATTCCAGCCGGACTTCTGTGATCGCATCGCCGTTCGTCACCGTACCGATCGCACCGACGAGCCGCCCGACGCGCTGCCGGGTCTCGCGGTTCCCCACGATGATCGTCAGGTCGTGCGCCGAGAGCGCGAACTTCAAATCATCGAGCGCATTTTCGAGGTTCGTCTCGGTGTCTTTGAGGAGCGTGCCCGCGATCTTGAATTCTTTGGGCTGGAGCTCCGGGTCGTCGCTCGTGCGGACGGGGCCATCGTGTTCCGGCACCTGTTGCTCGTCATACGCGAATTCGGGCGTATCCCACGGCCCGCCGAGCGATTCCGGGTAGAAGCCGTACGTCTCGGAATCGACGCCGTTGATCTTGAGGAGGAAGTCCCAGATGGCCATCGGGGCTAGCCTCCGACCTTGAGCGGGTCACCGTTCCTGAGCAGGTCCGCTTTCGCATCGGAGGCGAGAATCGCCTGAACCTCAGACGCGATGCGCTTCGCGAGCGCGCCACCGTCTTCGCCGGGCTGCTGGTAGATGCGAATCGTGATGTTCGACGGACCCGCTGCGCCGGGAATGACGCTCGGCACGGGCACGAGCGGGCGAATGTCGTTCACCGATCCGCCGAAGCGCCGGCCACCCGCAATGTCCGTGAGGAGCGCGGTGTGCTTCCGTGCTTCAATGAGCTGCGCGGATTCGTAGTCCGCGAGCCTGTTGCCCGTCGCTTCCGTCATCGCTTGCGCGGCGTACGTGATCGCTTCGCGCTGCCCGGCCGGTGACGGGCCGATCGACGACCCGAGTCCGCCACCACTCGCCCCCGAGCCGAACCAGCGTTCCCAGTCGGTGAGGAGCTGGTCGATATGCTTGTTCGTCTCCTTTTGGAAATCCGTCAGCGGCGTGCCGGAGTACGGCGTGTAGTACTTCTTGATATCCTCGATCGACATCGATCCAAAGCCGTAATTCAGCGCTTCTTCGGCGAACGCCTGCTGGGGTGTTTTGAATCCCAATCTGACGTCCTGCTGAATGGCCGAGTTGGCGGCATCCACCTGTGCGATCATCTGTTGCCACGCGAGCCCCGCTTCCTCGGCAGCGTTCTTCGCCAGCGTCGCGGCGATGAGTTCCGCGCTCGCCTTCTGCGCCTCGAGGTCGGCGATATCGCGCTGGTGCTGCAGGATGAGCGCTTGCAAGTCCACGGTATCGCGGAGTTGCTGTGTCCCGTTCGGGCCGCTCGCGTACGCCCGCTGCGCGGCGAGATTGGCGTCTTCAATCGCGCGCGTGTTTGCGAGTGCCCTCGCCTTCTCGACGGCCGCGTTCTCGGTGTCCTGCGTCTGTAACAGCAGCTGCAAGAGATCGCTGAACGGACCGTACTTCGTGATGATGTCGGTGATCTCTTTCAGCTGATCCGCTTGGCGCCGGAGCGCATCGGCCCCGGTCGTATCGCCCTGGGCGCGCAGGAGGCGTTCCTGCAGACCGAGGCGCGTCGATTCGCGGAGCGCTACGGCTTCCTCTTCGAGTTGCGCAATCCGTCGTATTTCGAGGTCGTTTAGCGTGTGGAAGGTGTCGAGAAAGTCCGCATACGATCCGCCGCTCTGCTCGGCCTGATGCCGGAGCGCGTCGAATTGCTGGTGCACCGCGGCGATCTGCCCGGCTATTTCGGGGATAACGCCTACTTGCGCTTTGATCTGCTCGATCGTTTGCGTGAGCGATTGGCGCAGTTGTTCTTCCGCGCGTTGGCGTTGATGGGCGGCGTCCGCTCCGCCGAGCAACCCGCCGGTGAGTCCCGCGAGCCCGCCAACCAGTGTTCCGATACCAGGGAGAATCTCCGATCCGATGAGGGCACCGGTGGCGGCGCCGCCAACTGCCGAGCCTACGCCACCGCCGAGTGATCGCCCAACGCCGTACCCAGAGACAGCCGCGCCAAGCCCGATTGATCCAAGTGCGAGGGCATTGTAGCCCGCACCCTCATTATTGCCTTCGTACGCAATGCGGGCGCGGGCACGGTCGAGCGTATCAGCGACGTCGCCCGCGAGCGCGTGCATCGACTTGGACGCGTCCGCCGCCATCCGCTCGAACCCGTCGCGCCAAATGCTGACCAAGTCCTGCTGATACCGCGCTTGCCGATCCGTCAGCTCACGGATGGACTGATCGAGCGACCGCGAGAATGCTGGGCCGGTTTCTTCGCTGATCGTCTTCGAGAGCTCGGCCCGCGCGCGTGCGGCTTCCGCCGCGGCGTGCTCTTGGAGCGTCTTCTCGCGGAGCGCTGCGGCGCTGGCGAGGAGCGCGCGCCGGTCCGCCTCGTTCGCCGCCGCGTTCGCGATGGCGACGTTGCGTGCGTATTCCTCGTCGACGCCCGCGTCACGAATAGCCGCGCCTGCGAGGTCCGCGGCCGTGGCCACGTTGTTGTAGGCAGCGATTTTCGCCCGAAGGACCGCGATAGCGCTGTTATTGGTTTCGAGTTGTAACGCCGCCCGTGCGTGCGCCTGCAAGGCATCCACCGTAGCGATGCGGGCCGCTGCCGACGCTTGCTCGGCCCGGACTTGGGCCTCTTCGCCTGCTCGGATCTTTCCGTGAACGTCGAGATGACTCTGCAGGATGCGCTGCTGTTCTTCCAAGAGCGTGCGCGCGAGCTCCTGCGAGTGGTTCTCCGCATCGAACGCCGCCCGTCCGCGGTCGGCGGCGTCCGCGAGCCGGCGCGCCGCGTCCACGCGCTGAACGTCCAACGCCAGCAAGTTTTCGAGTGAGCGCTGTTGCGTCGCTTCGCGATTGGATGCTGTAGGCGGATTCAGCGCGTCTTGCAGCGTCCGAATCGATTCGAGAACGCCAGCCTGCCCCGCGAGATCGCCCGGATGAAGCCGCTGCAGCGCCGCAAAGGCGTCTTGGTAGCCTTTGAGAAGGAGCTTGGCGTTGTTGATCTGAGTGGTCGTCGCCTGCCCGGCCTTTACAACCGCGGCCAGGTAATTCGTCGTTGCGCGGTCACTCTCTTCGGCGCTTCGCTGCGAGAGATTCCTTAATTCCCCCTCGGCCGACGCAATCTTTCCGACCAAGTCGTCGATGGCTTTCTTCGTCTTGTCGGGATTGACAAACGGGAGCGCGCCCCCCTCGGCGGCACCCTGCGCGAGGATCTGTTGCACGTTGAGCTTCTGGCGCAGCTTTTCGAGCTCGTCCTGTCCCGCCTGAATCGCCGCTTGGGTATTGCCAATCGTCGTCTCTCGGCGCCGCTTGGCGATGTCGTCGAGCGTGACGAGTAAATGCTCGTGCTCTTCTCGCGCCTTGCGCGCGTCTTCGGTTAATGCATTCCACGCCAGCCCGATCGCTGCAGCACCGGCGAGAATGCCGACCGTCGCGACGCTTCCGACTGCGAACTGCCCGAGGAGGTAGCCGAACTGCCCGACGACGGGTGACGTATCGAGCGTGCGTCGCGCCAGCGTCGTAATCTCTTGGCCGAGCCGCCCGACGTTCGCGTGCGCACCGCCGGCCGCGTTGTCGATGCTCTTGATCGACCCAGCGAGCTGTGCGTACGTCGCGCTATTTCCGACGTTCAGACCAACGGCGCCGAGCTTATCGAGCTGCGACAGAACCCCAGCATTATATGCCTGCGCAGCTTCACGCCCTGCCTTCTGTGCTTCGGCAGGCGAGAGAAAGCCGCGCGCCAATCCCTCACGAATCCGCACCTGATCGGCCTCGAATTCGGCCGACGCGGATTTGACGAAGAGTTCCGCCGCGGTGATGGCATTGGCACGCACAGCGTTCGTATCGGGACGGAATCCTTGGCCGAGAGCGTTGCCGACCGCCACCATGTCGCGTTGGACGGTGGCGCTGGATTCCCGCACCGCTGAGCCGAGCGAGCCAACGCTGGCGGTCGCGCTCTTCGAGAATCCTTGGATCCGCTGCTCGGCCTGATCGGCAGATGCCATCAGCACGTCAAGCGCTTGTTTGCCCTGCGTGCTACCCGTCACCATCCCAGACGCGTCGACGACGAGCCCGAGACGAGAGATGGTTCCGCCGTTACCGCCGGTTCCCCCTCCGGTCGGATCAGACATCGCGGCTATCCACGCTTCCGCCGTTTCCCGCTGTTGCCGGTGTTGCCGCGGTCGATCGAGATGGCCGGCTCCTCGCTCGTCGGGGCGTTGTCTTTCTTGGGCGCCGACTCACGCCGGATCGTGTGATCCAGCGCGACGATCACCTGGACGTGGAACGGCTCAGGCTCCCGCGCCGTCAAGTCCGCCCAGTCGCGGATATCGCCGTAGCTGATCGGCTCGACGCCCGCCATGCCGACGCGCTGCGTCGCGCGGAGCTCGTTGAACCAGCCCCACAACCGGCGCATTTGGTCCGGCATCGGCGGGCCCGCGAGAATCTTCACGGCGTTCGCGTACAGCTTCGCGCGGCTGCGGCCCGGCCCCAGCGCGACGATGCGCTCCTTGATATCGCGCATCGTCTCGCCGTTCGAATACGGCGCATTGAGCCGGGCCTGGTGCGCGGCGAATTGCATCAGCTCGTCCGCGACCGTGCTAAAAAAAGTGCGTGCCGCTCGATCGCTTGTTCGACTTGGAACAGGACGCGCTGGTCGATTGCGAGCATCGCGACGACGTTGTCCTTCGAGAACTCGATCGGTTGGCCGTCCTCGGTCTCGACGCCGTGCCAGTCCGTCACGCACGCCGCCGCTTTTCGCGCGCGCGACTGCAGTACGAATGCGTCGTCGATATTGGCGGCTTTCGCGGCGGCCGTCTGTTCGGCCTTCTCGGCCTCGCGCCGCGCTTTGGTCTGCATCCCAATGACGGTGACCGTCACCTCGGACCCATCGGACGCCGTGTAGGGCTGTCCGAGCGGGTCGTAGAGCGTCACCGGGACGCCCTCCTCCTGCATTTCGACGTTCTTCCGAAGCTGGCTCAGTTTCATGTGGGTACACGCTCCCCTGGTGTGGTGAAAGAGTCCCGGCGTTACGGCACGGCGTGTCCTCGTTCGGCCACCGCCCACCCCTGTCGGTGTCTAGAGGCGCACCGCAACGCCGGGACGAGAACGAACGACATCAATCACTGCGATCACGGCGAACTGGTGGAGATCACGAGCGTCGAATTCTCCGGCCAGCCTTCCGTCAGGAGCCGGGTTTCGCGCCCTGCGTAGAGCGGCAGGTTCACGATCGTGTCGCCGTCCGCGATCGGCGCGTCCGCGTTCGCGTACGCTGCGTTCGGGATGACGACGCCGATGAAGTCGGAGCCCAAATCGGACGACTGCCGGAACTGCGTCACGATGAACAGTGGCGTCTCGGCGTCCGCGTCCTCGAAGAACGTCGCGTCATCCGTGAGCACGCCCGAGAACTGTCCGGTGAATCCGAACGACGGCACGCTCACCGAGAGCCCGTACCGGCTGCGGAGGAGCGGGGTGATGTTCGATTGCGCACTGACGCCCATCGTGAGGCTCGTGAGCGTCAGAATGTCGACGCCGTTGATGTAGATGGCCCCGTCGAGCATCGTCATCGACTCGGCGCCCGCGATGGCGCCGTACGTCGGGCTCGTGAAGTTGGGACTCGCCGCCGCGTCCAAGAGTTGCCGTCGGAGCCCAGCGAGCGTGAATTCCGCCGTCGCCATCTGGTTGGCCTGAACGCCGAACGAGAGGCCGGTGAACCGCTGGTCGACGCCGAGCTTCGAGCGATCGATATCGAGGTATTCCTCGAGCGAGTAATACTCCTTCACGCGCGTCGCCGCTGCGCGGTACGTCTTCGCGACCGACATCGTGAACGCGAGGTCCGCCGCCTGGTCGGTGAGAATGCCGACCGGCACCGTGAAGGTGCGATTGGTCGGTACCGAGAGGATCGGCACCCACTTGCCGTTGTTCCCCGCCGTCGACATGCCGGCGAGCTTGATGAACCGCCCCGCGTAGAGGCCGAGCGCGTAGAGATCGCCGCTCGCGACCGTCGCCGTCTGAACGCCGCCACTCGTTGCGAGCGCAAGCGACGTGACGTCCGACTCGTCGATATCGACGGCCGGATCGACTTGCGTATTGATCCCGGCGAACACGACGTCGAGATTGCCGACCAGCAGCTCGGACGCGTAGGTCGCCTGAGCGGATTCCGACCCCTGCCGGGCACGACGGCGGAAGCCGGAGCGATGAAGGATTTGCGACTCGATCGTCTGGACCTGGCGAGTCAACCCCGCTGAGGGTCGCACCTCGATCGCCGTCGCGCCGGCGCCACTCGCGGCCGAGCCGAGCGCGAGCTGTTTCTTGATCGCGACAATCGTACTGGTGCCGTCAGCGATAGCAGGCATTCGAGGCTCCGATAAGAGAAGTCAGATGGGTGATGTTCTTCATGGTGTTGGTCATGGCGTTCATGCCGCCACCGCGTTGCGGGTGCCCGCGATCCACGGCACTTCGATCGTGACCACCGACCAACTGTCGATCGTCACGGGATCGGACGCGTGCACGCCAACGTCGCCACGCATCTTGATCACGCTCGAATCGCTCAGCGTGAGCGTCGTGTAGGGCGTAAACAGCGCTTTGAATTTTTGGACCGTGCGGTCGACCGCGGCGCTGCCGAGATTGCCGACGAAGTACCAGGACCAGATGCCGAGACCCGTCTCGAGGAGATGCCCGCGACTCCCCGGAATCGTCGTCACGCGGTTCGTATCGGCGGTCACTTTCGCGATCAGATACTGGCGGTTCACGACGGGCCGGAGCGCGGGACCATTCGGCACAACGATGAATTCCGGCAGCGATACCACGAGCGACCGACCTGCGCCGCTCGCTTCTGCCGTGCGTCCGCCGATGATCGTGAGGAGCGTCGCCGTCACGGCCTGCACAACGCCACGGGCGGTCTGCGTGAAGCCCGCTGGCGTGATTTCCATGCCTGGCGCGAAGCCATCGGTGACGAACGAGCCAGTCGTCCGCGTGTAGCCCGCGGTTGTCGCCGCGAGTGTCGTGCTGCCAGTGGTCGCGACCACCAGCTGCGCGGCGCGGGTGTTGAACGCGGTGCGGGCGAGCTCGAGATCGATCATCGCGCACCGCTTTCGGTACCACCTGGCGAACGACTGCGCGGCTGCGCCATCACGAACGCGATAATCGACGGGAAGCCGACGCGCGTACGCGCGACCGAGTGGAAGCCTCCGACCTGCGAGCGCAGCGTGAGCGGGCCAAAGGGTCCGATCCCGAGTTCGATCGGCAGCGCGTACGGCAGGTTCGTCGTCGTCTGGAACGTCCAGCGCGACGTGAATTCCGGGATCCACGAGTCGCGGAGAGTGCCGCGCTGGACGGGCTGACCTGGCGCACCCGTGACGGGCGAGCCGACCGTGACGGATCGATGCACTTCGGTCGCAACCGCGACGAACACGGCGTGACTGTCCGTCTCGACGGACTCGACCCACGATTCGATACCGCGGCGGAATTCAGCGGCGCTCATCGCGGGTTCCTCATGCGGACCCTACCACCGTCCAGAGAATCGGCGTGCCATCGGGCGCGAGCGCTTCCGCGCTCCGCACGGCATACGGATCGGTACTCGCCCAGGTGAACCGCATCGATGCCTGCGGGCGAAAGCCTGCTGGCAACGACTTAGCAGCGATTAGGAGCGTGATTGGATTCGACAGCACGCCGAGCCGCGCGAGCGCGTCGGGGTCGTCCTCGATCTGGATCGCGGAGCCAGGGACGTCCGCCGTCATCGCGGGTGACCACGGACCCGCGAGGAACGTGACGGTCGCGCCCTTCTTCGCGATCGTTTTTGCCGCGCGTTCGGCGGTGCGGTCGTAGACGCTCGTCATCGGCGCCTCATCACGACACCCTCACGGCCTTACCGGAGCCGTAATTCGCGACCACAGCGACACGAATGAGCGGTCGCAAGAGATTCTGGACAATCGCCGGGAACCGATCGAGCGTTGCCATGTCGGGCGCTTTCACGACGGGCGCGAAGTACTCGATTTCGAGCGGGCCCGTTTTGTCGCGTTTGATATTGGTCTCGGGCTGCGCACTCGCGGCGCTCAGTGGATCAGCAGTCGGATCGGCCGCGAGCTTTGCCCCCAACGCGAACGTGCCCTCGATGAACGCTTGCACGAGTCGCCATGGCCACGCGTCGTCCGAGTAGTCCGTCCCGGTCCTCGGCCATTCGAGTTCTTGGTCGTCCGAGGCACGCTCGCCGATATAGTCGAGCGTTTCCAGGTCGAGCATCATCGCGACCGACGCCGCGGTCTTCTGCTCGTCGCCTAAGCCGTCCCACGCCGACAATCCACGCGCTTCCGCGGCGGCATCGAGGTCAGCGATACTCGCGTATTCGGTCGCGGCGGTGTCGGCGGGAAGCTCCTTGGGCATCCGGTGGCATTGCCTTCGGCTACGTGAGTTCGGCCGGCATGGTGACGACCGTCGCATCGACGAACGTCGCCGTCGTCAGGTCGGAGCCGTTCGTCAGGTCGTCCGTGTTGGCCGTCCAGTCGCCGGCATTGTTCGCGATCGCGATATGCCCGACGACCGTGTTGTTCGCGTCTGCCGCGGGCAACGCAGCGAGCGCCAAAGCGGCCGAGTTGTACGCCTGCGGCGACGCCGGGACTTTGGTCGAGATGACGCCCGCGTCGGTGATCTGCACGAGCACGACGCCGAACTTGGACGCGGTGACGACGTGGCTCGCCGAGAACGCAATCGCAGTCGTGGCGGCCTTCGAGAACTGAATCCCGTTCCGGCGCCAGTAGAGGGTCGCGGTCGTCTTGAACTTCTCCGGCACGGCATCGATCGCGAGCCCGGCGGCCTGCAGCACGCCGTCGAGCAAGTACGTGCGCAGCGAATTGAAATGCGACAGGTACTCGCGCGCAGTTGCGGTGGCGCCTTTGCGGGCCATCGTTACTCGGCCTCGCCGGACAACTCGGCCAAGCGCGCCTCGTACAACTCCTGCGCGCCCTTCCGGTCATCGGCCGACTGCATCGTCCGGATTTCCTCGGCGTCCTTCATCCGCTTGAGCTTTCGCTCGAGCTTGTCGAGCGTCGGGAGCTCGATCTCGTCGGACGACTCGCGTTGGACGCGACGCGTCGGCGCGCCCGCTTCGTCGTCCCGCACGGCGGCGACGCGGTCGCGGCGGTCCTGAATGATCTGCTTTCGTTCGGCCGACTGCTGCTTTTTCGGCTGACGACCACGCATCGCGCCAACGGCCGCGACGGACTCTCGTGATTCTTTGTCGTTCGCCATATCGCTACACCCTCGATCTGCGGGTTCGTGTACTAGTTCGTAGGTCTGCGGATTACCGCGCGATGCCGGTGTCTTCGACGAAAACCCTGCTCTGCTCCGGAACCACGAGCGCGTTCTGTTGCGCTTCGTTCAGGAGCGTCTTGCCGTCGTTCTTCTCGCTGCGGAAAATCACGACGCCGTTCGCGAGCGAGCGATTGCCGCCCGAGAGGAAGTCGTACGCGCGCACGACCGGCGCGACATGCGTGTTGCCGATCCGGTCGTCGGCTGGCTGGTACGCGATAAGACCGTCCGGCAGGTAGTACTCGGTCGTGGTGTCGGTGCCGCCATCGGCCCATTTGTCGTACGTGCGCTCTTCGACGATCATGTCGAAGTCGGGGAACCCTTCTTCGCGCACGCGATCACGCAGCGCGTTGAACGTGGGACGGAGACCGCCGACGCCATCGGGCGAGTCCGCGACGATCGCGGACCAGATGGTGCGATGCGCGCGCACGCCGCCGACGTTCTGTCCGAATTTCTGCGTCGCGGCCTGCAAGCCAGCGAGCAGGTTCACGTACGCGTCTTCGGCGGGATCGTCCCAGGCTGTGCCGGGGGTCGGATACTCGTCCGTGCCGTACCCGAGTGAAACCGTGACGGTGGCGCCCGTCTTGGGATCCATGACGGTGATGAGACCCGTCAGCCACGCTTCGAACGCTTCGACTTCGAGCTGGCGCTCGGTCGCGTCGGTCAACTCGGTGGCCCACGCGCTCACGTCCTTCATGATGCCGGCGCGGATCAAGTCCTGCGCGCCACGTTCGCCTAAGCGCTGCAGGTACCGCTCGTCCATGTGCTTCGTCGGATTGATCGGCACCATCTCGAAGCGTGACGTCGGCCCGAGATTGTCCGGGAGCTCGCGGCCCTGCGCGTTCCAATCGCGCCGGCCACCCGTGAAGCGATTCTGCACCTTCTCGATCGTCGAGACGACGACACTGTCGGTCGGGACGCGCGGGAAGAGCGTGCGATAGCGCAGGTTCAGCGGGTTGTCCGCCGATCGCGTCTGCTCGCGGATCGTCAGGTTCGTGAGATTGAGCGACTCGAGCTGGTCAAGCCAACTGAAACGCGACATGGGTCAGTCTCCGGAGGAAAATCAGAAGAGGCGGATCGCGCCGACGAGCGCGATCGCGGCCAGCTCGTTCGCGCTGAGCGTCCGACCCAGGTTGTCTTCGATCGCGTCGCGATTGAAGTTGCCGGACATGAAGATGTTGCCGAACACATCGGCGGTTCCGATCGGGACGGGCTCGGGTCCAATCAGGCCCGCGATCACGTCGGTGCCCGCGGCGACCGGAATGCCCGCCGTCGTGATGGGGAGACCGACCGGCAGAACGCCATCGGCGTCGTCGGCGGACGTGAGGCCCGAGACGTCGAGCAGCACCTGGTGCACCTGGCACTCGCCGATGCGAATGTCGCTGTACGATCGGCCTTTCGCCGCCGTCGAGCTGAAGGAAATCGGCATGAGTCGGAATCCCTGAGAGTTTTTGAAATCGGCACGCGCGACGCGGTGCTGTGCGGGGGAAAAACGAAACGCCCCGGTGATGCGCCGAGTCCCGACCGTCCATCGTGTCGGATTCTCGAATCGCATCACCGGGGCGTCGCGCCTCGGCCGGTCACCGGAAGGCATCGCGCCAACCGGGCCGTTGAGCTATGCCCCCCGCAAGGCAAGGCGTCGCGCCAAGCCCGTCAATCGCTACGCTAATATGGCGGTGAGCGTTCTGTCAAGTCGTCAGGTGATTCGTCAGTTGGTCCGCTCAGGTGCGCGCGAGCTTGCGTTGCTCGGCTGATCCCTTCTGCTGCTCGGCGATTTTCTTCCCCTCGGCCACGGGATCGTAGCCGCCCTTCCCGCCGCCGCCATCGCTCGACGAGTCGGCGCCGCCGCCCGAACCGCCCGGGCCTTTGTACAGCCACGGCTTTTCTTTCTTGAATGTCTTCTCGAGGAAGTCCTCGAGCGATTCCGTCGTGTCGACGCCGTTCTTGTCACGCACGATGATGTTGCCTTGGTCGCCGAGCCGTGTCCGCGATTCGAGCGCGAGCATCGCGTCTTCGATGCGGTCCTCCATGAGTCCTTTCGCGAGTCCGACCGTGCGCACCTTATCGGTCCGCTTGAGCCGGTCGTTCTCAGCTTTGAGTTTCGCGTTCTCTTCCTCGATCGGCTTCCGGGCTGCGGCCTCGGCGTCCTTGATCTTCTGCAACTCGGCTTCCGAAATGCCCTTGTCGGCGGCCTCCTTTTTCTGTTTCAGCTCGTCGCGTTCCTTCTCGGCGGCTTTCCGCGCGCGTTCTTCATCCTTCGCCTTCTGCCGCTCGGCCTCGATCGCGCGCTGACCTTCGGCCTTCAACGCTTCGACATCGACAGGTTCGTCCACGGCGAATGTGCCGTCTTTCAATTCGAGCGCTTTGTCGCGCTGCGCCTGCGGGATTTCGTCCTTCGTCTTGTACGTCTTGACGGGCATATGGTCCTCGGTGGTCCTCGGTGGAGTGAAAGGAAATTCGGGAGTGATTAGGCGACGAGCACGCGATCGAGACAGCGACAGCCCCACGGGTCATTCTCGCCCGCGTAACTGTCACCGTTCGAGTACGGCTGATCGAAGGCGCGCCGCTCGCCCGTCATGCGTTCGTGTTCGGGCCGTTGGTGACCGTCGACGACGCCGACCCATTCGACTTCGAGCGCGTCCGCGCGCACGATCCCGCGCTCGATCGCGGCGTTCCAGCTTTCTTGTTGCGCGAGCTTATACGCTGTTTTGGTGGCCGTCGTCGATACGTTATCGGCGTTCGACGCGAGCGCCTGGCGGCGATACGCGGCGACCATCCGGTCGATTTGCGTGCGCGTCAGCCCTTCACCATCCGAGCTGAATGCGTTCGCGATCGTGCGGTCAAAGCGCTTATCGCGGAGCTCGCGCGCGAGCGCTTCGGCGTCTTTCGATTCCAACATTGTCCGGAAGTTCTCGACGGCCGTGACGAGCCGCGGCGGCAGACCGATCAACTCGCGGACGCCGCGCGCGATCGCGGCGGGCGATTCTTGGCGCGTCAGTCCCAGCGCGATCCGTTCCGTCACGCCGTCGCGGAGTGCTTGCTTGAGTTCGGGGATCACTTGGCTGTCGAGCGTTCTGAGCGCGTCGAGCACTCGAGGGTTCAGGTGATCGAACTGGACCGCGACCACGCCCCGCACTTTGCCGCCCTTCGGCAGGTACGGCGTGTTCAAGTTGAAGCTCTTTTCCATCGTGCGGCTGAGCGACGAGCGGAACCGCGAGAGCGCCGAGTCCAGCACCCGGTCGTCGAGCAGTTCCGTCACGACGCGCGCGACGGCGCCGGACGCGATGAGGCGCGCCAGCTCGGCTTCGCTCATCGTCGTCGAGAGAATCCGGATCGCTGCGAGAAACGCGGTCGCGACGTCGGGCGAGAGACGCGCGATTCGGTCGTGAGCCCTATCGAAAAAGCGGCGCTGGGCGTCTGTCATGGCACGAGCACCAGCGAATCTGTTCCGTTGCCGCACCCTTCTTCGAGCTGGCACGCGATTGATACGGCCTCGGTTGCAGACTTCCCGCAAAGCATTGCCGCGGCCGCGGCAAGCGCGCCGCTTCCGATCGCGTGCGATCCCCCTTCGACGATGATCGGCACGGGAGATTCCTCGTACCGTTCGATGGTCCCGTCGGGGCGAATCACCAGCGCCGTCCAGTAATTCGCGTCGTTGTCTCGTTTCGGATACGCCGCCGCTTGCCCGCCATCGGCAATCCAGTGTTGGAATTCTCGGATTTTGTCACCGCGGCCAGAGATTCCGACGAGCACCTCACCGACGCGCGCAATCTTGGTGATGGTGTCGACGTGATGGCCGACCGCTCGCTTGTCGGCCGCCAGCGTCGTTCCGTCCCACGCGATCACCGTCACGCGCCACCATCCCTCTGTTTCGGAGCTTCCGCCACTGAGACGCGCAAGCGCCCGAGCGCGATGCCCCCGATGACGGACGCAATCTCGCGCCAAATCTCGGCCTCAGTCGTTCCGGGCGGTCTCGAAAACGCCACTTCCGCGACGCGTTGCGCGTGTTGCTCGCCCATGCGGGGCGGGTTCGTCGTGTCATCCATGCTAGTTCCCTCCAGCAGCTTGGGTGTTCGCAGCTCTCGCTGCAGCGTCGGCCGCGTCCTTCGCCGCGTTGAGCGCCGCCTGTCGCGCGAGCGCGTTCAGCACGCGCGCGTCGTCGGACTTGAAGTCCTCCGGCAACTGGCCCGTCTGGAGCACGTGGCGCAACTCCTCGAGCGAAATCGAGCCTTCCAGGTATGCCTTGAGGAATACCGTCAGCACGGCGGGGTCGATGCCCTCGCCGACGAAATCGGCGCTCATCGTGATGGAGCCTGCGGGCTGCCGGATGTACTGGCCCGCGAACGCGAACGCGGATTCCAGGCAGTCTTTCGTATCGCGCGAGACGAGCGAAATTGACGCGGTCTCGGCGCTCGCGTCCATCCGTTCCGCCGTGGCGGTCTCGGGGTTCTGGGGCTGGGGCGTCAGGAACGCCGCGCCCATCGCGCCCTGCTCGGCCTTATTGACTTCAAGGGACCGCATGGCGGGGTTCAAGACGGCGACGTCGGGCGAGCAGTAGTAGACGGGATTCGCCACGCCGACCGTCGCGGGCACCTCGATCACTTCGCCGGCGCCTTTGAACACTTCCGGGTACTCGCCGTTCTCATCCGGCTGCGCCCCGACGCGCACCATCGTTGGCACCATCGCTTCTTCTTCGAGGCTCAGAATCCCCGTTTTGATGCGATGATGTTCGAGACACAAGTCCGCCAAGTCCATCAGCGTCGGCTTGAATTCGTTCTCGCCGAGCTTCCGACCCGATGCGAGCGGGCTCCACGGAATCGCGGTCAGGTTGCGGAGCGTCGTGGGTTGGATATCGAGCTTTGGCTTGCCGCCGTCGATACCCTGCGTCCAGCGCTCGTACATCACCTTTCCCTTTACCAGCTCGTAGACGTCGAAGCGGATCATCGTCGTGCGGCCGAACCGACCTTTCCGTTCCGTCGCGACTGAGCGCCGAATGAGCAGCACGAGTGTCCGTTTGCCGTTCACGGTCTCGTAGACGGGCAAGACTTCATCGGCTTTGACGAGGATGAAGTACGGCCGGAGTCCCAACGCCTTCACATCGGCGTCGTTGAAATCCCGCCGCTCGGCAATCGCGACGAC